GGTCGTGGCGGTTTCCGTATCTGATGTCTTGCTTTCATCCTCTGCCTGCCTATCGGGACCGCTCGAGCGGCGGTAAGCCGACGGTTGGCTACAACAAGGGGGGTTCTGGCGATAAGCTGGAGCTCCCTTGTGGTTTGTGTATTGGTTGTAAGCAGGATCGTGCTCGTTCATGGGCGTTGCGATGTGTGCATGAGGCGTCGTTATACGACGTGAATCGTTTTTTGACGTTGACGTATGATGATGCGCATTTGCCGCGTTCTCGGTCGTTGGAATACCGGGATTTTCAGTTGTTCATGAAGCGGTTGCGTAAAGTTGTGCGTGGTGTATCTGAGTGTCCGGACGGGCGGTATGCCGTCCGGTTTTTTTGTGCTGGCGAGTATGGTGGTGCTACAGGTCGTCCGCATTTCCATGCGCTGTTGTTTAATGCTCGGTTCGCAGATGAGAGGCCGTATATGAACGGTACTTTGCAATCTGCGGTGGTTGAGAGGTTATGGAATGCGGGTAACGTAGTTGTTGGTGATGTGACGCCAGCGTCGGCGGCGTATGTGGCCGGTTATTGTACTTCCAAGCGGTATGGTTCGCAAGCGGATGAGTTTTATGAAGATGTGATTAATTTGGCCACGGGTGAGGTGACGTCCCGTCGTCCTGAGTTTTGTCAGATGTCGCGTGATCCGGGTATCGGCTTTTGGTATTATCAGCGGTATAAGACGGATATGTTGCCGCATGATTTCGCGGTGACTCGTGATGGTAAGCGCATTAAGGTGCCGCGGTATTACTTTGAGAAATTTTCTAATGAAGCGGACCCGTTTGCGGTGGAAGCGATTCGTGAGGCGAGAATTGCTCGGGCTGCGGATTTGGATTCAGTGGAAAGCTCTGCGCGTCGTCGTATGGATCGCGAAGAGGTTGCGTGGTCGCGAGTAGCTACGTATTCTAAGCGTAGCTTGTAGTTCCCTCATAATCGGGAGGCTTCAATGTTGATGTATGCGCTCTTTGACCGCAAAGTGCGGGAGTATGGTTCGGTTGTGTTGGCGCGCAATGATGAGGTTGCGCGGCGTATGACGGCGGATGCGTTGAAGGGTAGTAATTCGTTGTATGAGAAGCATCCGGAGGATTTCGATTTGATGAAGTTGGCTTCCATGGATATGGAGACTGGTATGATCACGCCGGAAGTGCCGTCGTTGATTGCCGGTCTCGGTGATTTGCTCGGAGCGTTCAATGCCTCGTAGCTCTCAACGGAGCGTGTCGCCTTCGCGATTTGCGATGGTGCCGCGCGTTGATGTGCCGCGTTCGGCGTTCGATTTGTCGTTTGCGTATAAGACGACGTTTGACGCCGGATGGTTGGTGCCGGTGTATTTGGAAGAGGTTTTGCCGGGAGATAGCATTCGGTGTCGGATGACGGCGTTGTGTCGTTTGTCAACGCCGTTGGTTCCGATTATGGATAATTTGATTCTGGAGTCGCATTTCTTTTTCGTGCCGTACCGGCTTGTCTGGGAACATTGGCCGGAGTTCATGGGTGAGACGGATGCGATTGCGACGTCGGCGTTGACGCATTATGTGATTCCGCAGACTACGTTGGATGCTGCGGATATTTTGGTTGGTTCGTTGGCCAATTTTTTCGGCATTAATAATCTTGGTGCCGGTGGCACTACGATTTCGGTGTCGGCGTTGCCGTTTCGTGCGTATGATTTGATCTGGCAGGAGTGGTTCCGTGATCAAGATTTGCAGGCTGGTACCGCTCCGATTCGTGACGATGGTCCCGATACGTTTGTGGAGCATGGTGCAGCGGGTTATGTGTTGCCGCGTGGTAAGCGGCACGACTATTTTACGTCGGCTCGGCCGTGGCCGCGTAAGCCTGCTCCGTATGGTTTGGAAGTTTCGGGACCGTATACGGAGACGGCTGGCGGTTTTTATTTTCCGGCTGCTGGTGCTCCTGTCGCGGGTTTTGGTGTTGCTGCTGCGGAGGCTGCCGTTGCGGATGCAACGGTTTATAAGGCGCCGGGTGTTCGTGATGTTAACTTCGTTAATACGTTTTCGTCTGATGTCGATGTATTTCGTGTTTCCGCGACAGGCTCGGGTGCTGGTGCGTATCCCGATTTGCGGGTGTTGGCTCAGGACATCCGTATGGCGGAGGCCATACAAGTGATGATGGAGCGTAACGCCCGTGGCGGTACGCGTTATACGGAGATTGTGCGGACGCATTTTGGTGTAACGTCGCCTGATGCGCGTTTGCAGCGTCCGGAATTTCTTGGTGGTGGTCGTGCGCATATCGTGGTTAATCCGGTGGCGCAGACGTCGGCGTCTGGTGCGACGGGCACGACCACGGTTCTCGGTGAGTTGGCTGGTGTTGGTACTGCTGTAGCTCAGGGTCACGGTTTCAGTCAATCGTTTACTGAGCACGGTATTATCATCGGTTTGGTGTCGGTTCGTGCGGATTTGTCGTATCAGCAAGGTACGGACCGGATGTGGTGGCGCCGGACGAAGTATGACTTTTACTGGCCGGGGTTGGCGCATTTGAGTGAGCAAGCGATTTTCTCGCGTGAGATTTTCTGTAATGGCGCGACTGGCGCGAGTGGTGATGCGTCGGTGTTTGGGTATCAGGCGCGTTGGGAAGAATACCGGACGCATTTGTCTCGCGTTACGGGTCGGTTTCGGTCGAACGATGGTACGCCGCTGGATATGTGGCATTTGGCAGAGAAGTTCACTTCTCGGCCGACGTTGGGCGATTTGTTCATACAGGCCGATGCGCCGGTGGATCGCGTGTTGGCGATTGATACGGATGATATGGAAGAATTTTTGTTTGACGCGGTGTTCGATCAACGGATGGTTCGGCCGTTGCCGATGTTCTCGATTCCTGGCCTTGGGCCGCGTCCGTTCTGATGCCGCTTCTTGAAGCGATTTTGCCGGGTGTTATCTCGGCCGCGTCAACGTTGTTTACGAACGCGGCTAGTGCCCGTGCGGCGGAGCGTAACCGGCAATTTCAAGAGCGGATGTCTTCTACGGCGCATCAGCGGGAGGTTCTTGATTTGCGTCGTGCTGGTATCAATCCGGCGTTGCGTCAGATGTCTGGGGCGTCTACGCCGTCTGGTGAGATGCCTTCGTATGAATCTCCGGGTGCTGCTGGTGTCGCGTCTGCGTTGCAAGCGAAGTTGCTGGAGGCGCAGATCGGTGAGATACGCGCTCGTACTGCTTTGACGACGGAGAATACGCAGACGGTTGCGGAAATGCGTGATCCGCAGATTGCGATTGCTCGTCAAACGTTGTCGAAGCTGGAGAGTGAGACGGATTTAACGGATGTGCAGCGGTCGCGCGCAATGCAGGAGTTGCGCGATTTGTTGCCGTTGATGCTTGAACGTGCGCGTAAGGAAATTGATTTGACGGTGTCGTCGGCGCGTGCGGCGCAAGCGAAAGCGGTGCTGGATGAGTTGGCGCAATCTGGTGCTGTGAATGAAGCGCAGTTTAACGAGTTCATCGGCTCAGGTGGGCCGTTGACGCGGTTTGTGGTTGAGATGATCCGGATGCTCCGGACAGGAGGTCGTCGGTGAAAAAGGCTATTGATCGTGTTCGGAAGCTGCGTGATTATGACGCGGCTAAGGTTGCCGATAAGACGGCAACGGATTGTACGGATGAGCCGTGTATTGTGCAACAGGGTTTTGCGGACGAGGCGGATATAAATAATATCGTCAAGCGGTTTGGCTTGACGGGTCAGATTCCGCCTGCGGTTGTGAAACGTGGTGTCTATGGTGATTTTACGGGTATCACGGATATGGAAAGCGCTATCGGTGTTGTGGCGCGTGCTGCGGAAGGGTTCGCGGCGCTTCCTCCGGAGGCTCGTGAGAAGTTCGATAATGATCTGGCGCGGTTCAGTGCCTTCGTCGCAGGTGCGACGGATGCGCAGCTGGTGGAGTATGGGCTGGTGCCAGTGGCCGCTGCTGAGGCCACGCCAGCCCCTCCTGTGGTGCCTCCTGTGGAGGTGCCGGCAGGGTAGGTTGTTGGTTGTTGTGTGATAACGAGCAACGGCCCACTGACTGTCTGTGTTGTCAGTGGGCCGTTGTTCGTGCGCCGAAGGCGTTCAGTTGTTTCTGTGGAATACGTAGTGTATTTCTATCAGCCCTCGTAAGTATTGGTCGCCGTATGGCGTTACTACATAGTACTCATCTGTGATTCTCTCGATGAGTGTTATGAGTTTGATGGGCGCGCGCATGTGCGTTTTATTTCTTCGCGCGTGCGTGCGGGTTCTTGTCCATGATGTCAAGCTGTGCTGGATCTGGCTTTGCGTAGAGTTCGATCGTCTGCTCGGTGGCAGCGATCGTGTTGGTTTGCCGGTCGCGTTTTACGCGGAGGCTTTTAATGAGGGCTGTCGCGTTCGGCGCGTTCTTCTCGACGTAGTCGATTTCGTCAAGCGTTTGCTTGAGTGAGGCTTGCTGTGTTGCAAGCTTCCGTTGTGCGTTTTCCAACGCCTTCTGTTTGTCGAACATGGTTCGGCTCCTGAGATTGGACCGCTTTATTGCGGTCGTGTTTTTATGTTGCAACGTTCGTGCCACGCGTAAGTGCGTGGTTTGACGTTGTTTTTGTTGTTGTTTCGTTGCGGTGATGCAACGTTTGTTGTGGCGGTGCCGCAACAGTTTGGTTGGTACGAAGCTTGCTTCGCACACAGTGTGTCTTGATTACTGTGTGCTGACTGACACTCTTGCAGTGGCAGTCTGTACCTATTAGGTTAGGTTTGTGTCACGAATCGCTTCCACCGCAAACGGGTCCGCTTCATTAGAAAATTTCTCAAAGTAATACCGCGGCACCTTAATGCGCTTACCATCACGAGTCACCGCGAAATCATGCGGCAA